GAGGATATCGCGAATGCGCCGGTGGAAAGCCAGGTAGCGGAGACTGCCACGCTGATTGTCGCGTCGAACCCGGATCCGCCTCCGCTGATGCGGCGGCCCGGTTGGCTGGCGCCGCGTGGCGGGTGGCTGCGCTGATTACTTTTGGGGGGAAAATCATGAGTAACGGGGAACTCCACGCGCGCGAGCGCGAGGATCTGTCGCTGCATGTCGAGCGCTGTGCTGAGCGCTATACGGCGGTACGCGCGGAGATCTGCGGCCTGCGCAAGCAGACGCGGCGCATTGAGGCCGCGATATGGGGCATCGTCGCGGTGTTGGTCGCGCTTGGCGCGGGTGGTGCGCAGATCCTGCCAATCCTGCGCGCACTGGCGCGCGGCGCGGGAGGTTAAAGGACAATAAGCGCAAAAAACCAGTGGTCTAGGTCAGACCGCTTCTTCAGGATCAAAGTAGTTCAGATCTATTTCCCGCAAAATGATGGGATCGCCTTTCGGGCGAACACCAACGCCGTGCTGGAGCATCAAGAGGGTCAGCTTTGGGCCATCCACCAACACAATTCGCTTTGCTTGAAGCTGAAACGCAAATCTCTCTGCGTCTTGAGAGAATCGGCTGCTTGTAATGAACACGCCTTTTCTGGCGCCATGAAAATCCAATGCACCAGAAAATTCACGAATCTTATCTGGGCCTATGACATTATCTGTTCGGTATCGTTTGGCTTGGACGTAGATAAGGTCAAGGCCAAGTTTATCTTCGCGAATGACACCATCAATCCCGCCATCACCAGATCTGCCACGAACTTCGCCAGCCTGATGCCCATCGCCATAGCCCATAGCCAGGAGTAGATCGAGCACCAGTTTTTCAAAGAAAGCAGGGGGACACTCAAGAATTCTTTGTAGAACTCGTTCACGAAGCTCCGCTTCAATATCGGCAACAGCATTAAAAATACGCTCATCTGGGGTCCCCGAGGAATTGCTGTCTGCCTGGGAAACCGGGGTGCTAGTCACCGAATCGATGGTCTCAGAGTAACGGTCGTTCGGACGCAACGCCCGAAACTCATCATACTGCTTCAGAAAAGGAATATCGATACGCGTAGGCGGCTGTCGCAGCAGCTCGTGGCCCCTTTCAGATGCCTCATAAACACCGCGTGAGACACGCGTTATCAGGCGCGCGGAATTGAGATAAGTCAGCGCCCAATGAATTCTATTGAAAATAGTCGCCTGCTTACCCGACGGGTTCATCTGGAGCCGTTCTTCTTCGGTAAGAGAGAATTCGTCACAGATTGCGTCGACGAGTTCACGACTTTTGAGGCGCCGCTCAGCAAGACGGCGCAGTACAGGTAGCATCAGGGTTTGAAAATCAGGTATCGCCATGGGTGCGAGGCTACATGATTCCGGTCCAGAGGCGCAATTGTGAGCCGAATAGTCCCTCGCTCAGCCGATGCATCCACCCAGTAACTGGGGACACCCTTCCAATTCTAGACTGGGAAGATACCCATGGACCCCGCCACCCTCTCCTGGGCGCTGGCGCAGCCTGCGGGCAGCCGCGCTGCCGTACTGGCCTCTGCTTACACCGGCGGCGTCACGCGCGTGACCTTCGAAGGTCGCACGGTTGAATACCGCAGCCTGGATGAATTGGCCCGCGCCATCGCCGCCCTTTACGGCGCGGAGAATGCCGCTGCACGGCGGCCGAGTGTGACACTCGCCAGTTTCACAAGGAACGCATGATGGAACAGACGCATTGGCAACCCGCCACGCTGGCGGCAGCGCTTGGGGTTCCCGAGGAGGCCTTCCGCGCCTTTGCCCGCCTGCGCCAGATCGCCTGGGAGAAGGCACTCTCTCCTTCCGAAGCCGCCGGCCTCGCCCTCGCCTGGGTCGCCGCTGATCGCGCGGCCTGCCATGGCGCGATTGCCGAGGCGGCTGGCGCACTGCTGGATAGCGTCACGGCCCCCGCCGAATGAAGCTCCACCTGCGCGCTGCCTGGCAGGCCCTCAGGGGTTACGCGGCCGCGCAGGAGAACCGCGCCTCGTCCTGGTCGCCCTCAGGCGGCAGCGCGAATGGTGAGGTCGGCATGGCCGCCGCCAGCGTTGCACGCCGCGCACGCGATACTGTGCGCAATGACCCCTATGCCGCGCGCATCGTGGATCTTTGGACCGGCAATGCGGTCGGTGCGGGCATTACGACGCGCTGGCCGGAGACGGCGCATGGCGCGGCCTGGCAGGCCTGGGCGGAAAGCTCTGCCTGCGATGCTGAGGGCAAACTTGATCTTTACGGCCTGCAGGCGCTGGCCATGCGTGCGGTCGTCGAAAGCGGCGAATGCTTCATCCGGCTGCTGACCGTGCCGACATCGCCACAGAACCCGATCGGCCTAAGCCTGCAGGTGCTGGAAAGCGATCATCTGGATACCGCGCGCAATGGCGTGGTGAATGGCGCGCCGACCATTCAGGGCATCGCACTTGGGAATTTTGGCGAGCCGATTGGCTATTGGCTTTTTCCAACCCATCCCGGCGCCTGGATGCTGCCTGGCGCGCGGCTCGCCAGCAATTTCATCCCCGCGCGCGATGTGCTGCATATCTTTCGCAAGCGCCGCCCCGGGCAATTGCGCGATGTCTCCTGGCTCGCGCCCGTACTGCTCCGACTTCGTGACCTTGGCGACTATGAAGCAGCACTACTGATGAAAGCCAAGATAGAGGCCTGCCTTGCCGCCGTGGTGACCGATGATGGTGAGGAGACACTGACGAAACCAGGCGACAGCAACCCTGGCCTGCTCCGCGATGCACAAGGCCGCGCAGTGGAAAGCTTCGAGCCGGGGATGATCCTGTATCGGCGCGGCCAGGGTGATGTAAGCGTGGTCAACCCCTCGGGCGGTGGGTCGCACACCGCCTTCGCGCGACGCTCACTTGAAGCCGCTGCTGTTGGCGCAGGCCTCACCTATGATCAGGTCTCCGGCGATTTGACCCAGGCGAATTACTCCAGCCTCCGCGCCGGTAAGATCGAATTCCGGCGCCTTTGCGAACAGGTGCAATACGGCATGCTGATCCCAATGCTGGTGCGACCCATCGCCGAGCGCTTTCATGCGCAGGGCGCGCTGGTCGGGCTTTGGGCGGATGCCATGCCGAAGGGCGTCGCGCATGTGCCGCCGGCGCATGAAATGATTGATCCGCTGAAAGACACCACGGCTTTGATCGCCCAGGTGCGTGCGGGCTTCGTACCGCAGCCCGAGGCCGCCGGTGCCTTCGGCTATGATTTCCGCTCGGCGGTCGAGATGATCCGCGAAGCTAATGCCGCACTGGATGCGGCGGGCATCTCGCTTGATACCGATCCGAGGCGTGTGGCCAAATCCGGCGGCGCGCAGGACGCAGCGCAAATGGCGGCAGTGGAAATCGCCGCAACTGGGGCGGCTGGGGCAGCAGCGCCAACGCCGGCAGATACCCAAACAGCATAGGGCTCACCATGACCGAAACCACCGACCCGGGCGGGAGCGATCCCGCGCCGGCTGATCCCGCTTTGCCCGATCGACTTCCCCCCGATGGGCAATCGATCACCGCCCGCCGCGCCATCACCACACCCGCCACCGTGGACCGTGCCGCACGCACGGTGGAGGTCGTGTGGTCCACCGGCGCGCGGGCGCGCAACTTTGTCCCGTCCCTCGGCGGTATCACCGAGGAATTGGATATGTCGCCCAATGCGGTGCGCATGGCGCAGCTCGGCTCTGGCAATGCGCCGGTGCTGAACACCCATCGCAGCAGCGATGCGCGGGATGTGCTGGGCCGTGTGATTGCCGCCCGGCTTGAAGGCGGGCGCGGCCATGCGCGGCTGCAATTCTCTGCTGCTGCTGACGTTGAACCACTCTGGCAGCGCATTGCCGATGGCACGCTGCGCGCCGTCAGCATTGGCTATCGCGTGCATCGCTATGACCAGCGCCCCGATCCGGTGAGCGGCGAGATGATCTACCGCGCCGTGGATTGGGAACCTTTCGAGATTTCGATCGTGCCCATCCCGGTTGATCGGGATGCGCAAGTGCGTGGCGCGGCGCCGCAGGGCGCGCCGTCCTTCGCCATTGAACCTGCCCTGCCTGATGAGGAAATCCCCATGACCGAGACGACGCCGGAAATCCCGGCAGCCCCTCCGGCGCCGCCCGCCGCGTCGCCCCCCGCAACCACCACGGTGGAAACGCCGCCTGACCTTGAAGCGCTCCGAGCCGAGGCACAACGCACCGAGCGTGAGCGCATCTCCGGCATTGATGGTGCCATTGACGCCGCACGCGCCCTGGTCGGCACCGAGACCGCCGCGCATATCCGACGTGAGGCGGTGGAGCGCGGCTGGCATCCGGACCAAGCGCGCCGTTCCCTGTTCGACGCGATGGTGAAAAGCGCCGCGCCACCTTCTGTTCCCGCGCGACCGGAAACCGGGCCGGGGCATGACTCGCCATCCGAAATCCTGGATGCCATGGCCGAAGCGCTCGCCGCGCGCAGCATGCCTGGCTATCAGCCGCAAGGTACGGGGCGCCATGCCGAATTCATGGGCTGGCGGCCATCGGACATGATAGGCGAATTGCTGAGGGTTCGCGGTGAACGCAATGTCCCGCGCAACCCGACGCTGCTCGCCGAGCGCGCCTTTCACACCACTTCGGACTTTCCGCTGCTGCTCTCGGCTGCTGCGAACAAGATGTTGCTCGCGGCGTATCAGCCGGCAGCGCCGAGCTATCGCCAGATTTTCCTCCGGCGCGACTTCCGTGACTTCAAGCCGCATCGCCATCTGCGCGTGGGTGATTTCCCGACGCTCATGCCGCTGATGGAGAATGGTGAAATCCAGGCTGGCACCATGTCGGAAAGCCAGGAAATCGTCCTGCTGCAAACCTTCGCGCGACGCATTCGCGTGACGCGGCCCATGCTGGTGAATGATGACCTCGGCGCCTTCACGGATTTTGCTGCCGCCATTGGTCGGCGCGTGGCGGATTTCGAGAATGCAACGGCCTATGCGCTGCTCAATCAGGCGAATGGCGATGGCCCGACACTGACCAATGGCCCCGCTGCGGTATTCGGCACGGCCGCCGCGCGATTGAATAAGGCGGCCGCAGGCAGTGCGCTGGACATCAATAACCTTGCTGCCGGTCGTGCTGCGATCCTGCGGCAAAAGACGCTGGATGGCCTGCCGATTTCGGTCGGCAATGCCATGAAGCTGCTGGTGGGCCCGAGCCTTGAATTGCCCGCGCGGCAATTGACGGTGAGTGTTGGCGCCACGCAGATCAACCAAACCAATATCTATGCCGGCTTTGTCCAGCCGCTGGTCGAACCGCTGATCCCGAATAATCGCTGGTACCTGTATGCCGATCCGCCCACCGCGCCGGTCTATGTCTATGGCTATCTGAATGGTGCCGAGGGACCGCAGGTCACCACTGGCCCGGTTTCCGGCGTGGATGGTGTCGAAGTCAGCGTGATCTTCGACTTCGGCGTTGGCGCCATTGATTGGCGCGGGGCTTGGTTCAATCCGGGCGCCTGATCACCGGTCGTGGGACCTGCCGATGCCGCAGCGCCGCCGGCAGGCCTCAGCGCAGCGGCACAATGCCAGGTAGCGCGCGGACCCGTGCGATCCAAGCCGATACGGCGGGCCAGCGCTGGAGGTCGAAGCCACCCTCGTCGGCCACATGCGTGTAAGCGAACAGTGCCAGGTCAGCGATCGTCGGGTCGGGCTCCGTTAGCCAGTCGTGCCGCATCAGCCGTTCCTCCATCACCCCAAGCGCGCGCTCTCCGCCCTCGCGGCAGCGCTCGAGCCGCTCCACCTCGGCTTCGGTGGTGCGGAGGTAGGTCCGAATGTTGCGTGCGACCGCGATGTAAGGCTCGTGGCTGTATTGCTCGTAGAACAGCCACTCGAACACCCGGGTGCGGGCCAGACCAGGTGGCGGCAGCCAAGGCGTGCCCTCGGCGAAATGCGCGAGGATGGCGTTTGACTCCACAAAGACGTTGCCATCCTCAGTCTCCACCACGGGCACCTTGCCCATGGGGTTGCGATGCAGGAAAGCCGGTGTGCGGGTTTCACCCCCGTTCGTGTCCACCTCCACCCAACGGATGGGATGGCCTGTGAGCCTCAGGATCTGCACCGCTTTCCAGCAATTGCCCGACGGGGTCATGCCGTAAACCGTCGCCATGCTCGCCTCCTACGCGGACGCGCTTCGGATGGACGAGGTTAGGGCGCGTCAACAGGACGGGTCAACCCGGCGAATTGCAGACCAGCCATACCCGATGCGCCGTGCCGGACGCGGCGCCAACCACCTCCGTACTCAAACCATAGCCCCGTTATCATGAAAGCTTTCATCCAGCTGCGCGACAGCCTAGCGCTGGCCGTCACCTATGCGGGCGGCGTCACTCCGGCCAAGGTGTCCTGGTCGGCGTGCTCTCCGGCGTGGATGGTGTCGAGGTCAGCGTAATCTTCGACTTCGGCGTCGGCGCCATTGATTGGCGCGGGGCTTGGTTCAATCCGGGCGCCTGATCGCTCTCACCCTTTTTCATCATCGCAATTTCGCAACGGGCGTCCTTCGGGGCGCCTGTTGCGTTTCAGGAGAACCATTCCATGCGTAACTTCATCCAGCCGGGCAATAGCCTGGCCATTGCCGTGCCCTATGCGACGGGCGTTTCCGCCGGCCAGGGCGTGTTGGTCGGTGCCTTGTTCGGCGTCGCCGCCGTGGATGGCGTGCAGAACACCATGATCGAGGCCGCGACCACGGGCGTGTTCGACCTCACCAAGGAACCGGCGCTTGCCATCGCCGCTGGCGTGCGGGTGTTCTGGGATAATACCAACCGGCGTATCACCGCGACCGCCGCTGGCAATTTCCAGGTGGGCATCTCCACCCAGGCCGCGCTTGCTGCCGATGCCACGGTGCGCGTCTGGCTCAACCGCGTTCCGGCGGCGGGGGCGTGAACATGGCTAGTCTGCTGCTGCGCGATCACGAACGCATGCAAGGCGTGCATCCCCATCTGGTGCGCGTGGTGATTGAGGCGCGCAAGGCCGCACCCTTCATCGTGCTGGAGGGACTGCGGTCCCGCGAAAGGCAAGCCAAGCTTGTAGCACTTGGTGCTTCGCGCACCATGAACAGCCGTCATCTGACAGGCCATGCGGTTGATCTCGGCTATTGGCTCGATGATGGCGACGGCGTGCCAGAGAATGGCGAAATCCGCTGGGATTGGCCGTTGTACTCGCAACTCGCTAGCGCCGTGAAAGCCGCCGCGCGGCAATGCGGCGTGCCCACCATCTGGGGCGGCGATTGGCCGAGCTTCCCCGATGGGCCGCATTTCGAATTGGATCGGGGAAAATACCCATGATCGGCGCGTTGCTGCCTGCGCTGGTGCCGATCCTGGGCGATGCGCTGAAACGCCTGTTCCCGGATGCCGAGGCGCGCCAAAAGGCTGAGGCGGAACTGAATGCTGTCCTCCTCGCGCGCGCGGGCGAATTGGAAAAGGCCGCCGCCGATATCATCAAGACAGAAGCGCAATCGGAACATTGGCTCGCTGCCTGTTGGCGCCCAATGATGATGATCACCTTTGGTATCCTGATCGTACTGCGCTGGCTCGGCTGGTCCGCGCCGGGGATCTCGGAGGCCGAGGCGCTCAAGCTCTGGAACATCGTCGAGATCGGCCTGGGTGGCTACGTCATTGGCCGTTCCGCCGAAAAGACGCTGCCGCGCATTGCGGAGGTGCTGAGGCGATGAGCGCCTTCGATACCGCCATGGCCAGCCTGATCGCCGATCCGCATCTTGGCTGCGATGCTGAGTATCGCCAGGGCGGCACAGGCGCGCCGATCAGCCTGCGCGTGCTGCGTTCCTCGCCCGATCGCATGGCGGATGCCTTTGGCACGGAGGTGATCTCAGCCAGCGATATCCTCTCACTCGCCATCGCCACTCTGCCTGATATCGCGGCGGGCGATAGTTTTTCGATCGGCGGCGAAGTGCTCACCGTCCGCCATGCCGAACGCGACGCCACCGGCACGGCTTGGCGCGTCTTTTGCCAACGATAGGCACGCAGCATGAGGCTTGGCGCGCAGCTGGTCGGTGATCTTCGCAAGATGCTCGCGGAGGAGATACGCGCGGGCGAACGCGCCGCCATGACCGCGATCCGTACCGAGACCGCCGAGGTTAAAGCCGAACTCCGCCAGCAAGTGACTACCGCCTTTGCCGGCAATGCGCGCGGCATCGCCAATGCCTGGCGGTCCATGGTGTTTCCCCGCTCGGGCCAATCACTCCGGCCTGCCGGGTTGGTATTCACCAAAGTCCCCAAGGTGATTGATGCTTTTGAGCGCGGCGCGCTGATCCGCGCCAAGGGTGGGCGGAAATTCCTCGCTATCCCGACAGGGTTTAACGCCGCGCGTGGCAGGCGCGGGCGGGGCGAGAAAGGCATGCGCGTGACACCGGCGCAAATGGTGGCCTCGGGCCAGGCGTTTCTGCGGCCATTCAAATCGGGGCGCGGCTTTGTCTGGTGCCTGCCACTCCGCGCCGGGGAACAGGCTGGGCGGCGGCGCCGACGCCTGCGTTTGATTGCCGGGGGTGTGACCGAAATCGGCACCGCCCATCGCCGTGGCCGAGAGGCTTGGGCGCGCGGGCTGCTCGCGCGCGGCATGGTGCCAATGTTCCTGCTGCTGCCGCAGGTGAAGCTCACAAAACGCCTGGACGTAAAGGGCGCGGCAGAGCGTGGCCTCCGCCGTCTGCCCGGGCGTTTTGTGGCGGCCTGGGCCGCCGAGGCAGGGAGGCCGCGATGAGCCTGCGCGAAGCCGCCCTGACCGCCCTGTTCGCGCGCCTGAACGCCAACCTGGCCACGCGCAGCCCGGCGCCCGTCATCCGCCGCAATGAAACCGTGCCGCAGCGCCTGCCCGCGGGCGGGTTGGTGGTGCTGCGTGATGGTGGAACTGTCTCGGAAACGCCCATCCTCTCGCCGCTTGCCTTTGCCATCGAGCACCGGGCGGAAATCGAAGTGCTGGCGGCGGATAATGCGCTGCTGGATGCGTTGCTGGTCGCCATCGCCAACGCTATCACCGCCGATCCCATGCTGGGCGGCGCAGTGGAATGGGCGCAGCCCGGCAGCGCGGATATCGAGGATGTCGAATTCGAAGGCGCGGCCAGCGCGCGTGCCGCAAGCCTGCCTGTCGCCTTGTTCTTTACCGCCACCGGGTCGCCGCTGGCCTGATCGCCCTCCAGGAGAAACCCCATGCCCCGTGCCATTGGCGCGAATGCGCGCCTGTTGATGATTCCTGAGGCCAGCTATGGCACCGCGCCGGGTGGCAATTGGCGGCGCATGCCCTTTCTGTCCTGCAATCTGGGCGCAGAGCAGCCGTTGCTGGATGCAGATGTGATTGGCATTGGCGGCAATCGCGATACCGGCGCGCCGCTATTGGATACCGTCACGGTGGCAGGCCAGGCGGTGGTGCCGATTGACCTGATTAATTTCGGGCATTGGCTGCGCTTGCTGTTCGGCCCACCGACCACGAGCGGCACCAGCCCGAATTTCATCCATAGCTTTGCCTCGGGCCTTGCCGCGCTGCCTTCCAACAGTATCGAAATCGGCTATCCCGATGTGCCGAATTTCGATGTTTGCACGGGCGTGCGTGCCGATACGTTGGAGATGGATTTCACGCCCACCGGTGCTGCCAGCGCGACGATTGGGCTGCTGGGCCAGGGTTCGCTACGCGGTGCGGCGAGTTCTGGCGGCACGCCAAGCGGTGCGGCGTTTACCGCCTTTAACAAGGCGCAGGGTTCCATC